CCAACTGTGATTTCAAGTCACGGTTATATCGTTAAAACTATTGAAATCTTTAATCGCAACCTTGAATTTGGCTACCAGAATCACAATATGGATGCAAATACTGCAGATCATGTAGGGTTTCCGATCATAACAAAAATTGGCGCGGACATAATAGATATGGAAACAAGTAGTACACAAATATGTATTAACAGGCATACCCTTAATGTTGACAATACATTTTCCAAAAAATGGGAAGCCCTAAAACTTACATCCCTTTCGAAGTTAGATATCAATGAATTTTCAGAAATAAACTTAACCGGAAATACTCTTTCATTTTCAGCAGCAATCGGCTCATACACTAAAAGCCATAAGGTTAAAGTCGACATTGAAAAGGGAACTATATCGGAAGTTAAAGTGATAAAATAGCATTAAAGCATTAACCAATTAAGTGAAGTTCTATCTCCTACAAATATACGTCCAAGGTCAGTTCCTAAGGCTTGGGATGAAGTTCTCCGCACCGTCTGTCCGGAAAATGGAGCCACAATAGCATTCCTTGTCGTGGTCATAACCATAATTACCCTATTATCATTGTAGTAGTTATTAACTCCATCCACCACATCGTATGCGTTCAAGTCTGGCAGTGTAATGGTAACATCGACAGTTGGATTAATAATTTTGTAACCTGTTATCTTCTTATCTGTAGCTAACATGGCATAGTTGGTTGTTTTTAACACTAAGTTATATCTCAATCCCTGCAATAGAATCATATCTGCCCTGAACGAGGTATCATCAATAGCTACGTTATTCAATGCGTTTTTGCTTACCAACTCAGCGTTACCTCTCATCCTAAAGTGCTTGTTGGCATTGTCCTTTGTATTGAAGTAACACCATAGGTTGGTGGCCATAATTCTAAATCCGGAGTAACCGATCTCGAAAGATTCAGATTGAGCAGCGTAGACCATCGATACTTGAGTTTGACCTCTATCGCACCGTAATGCAGTCTTGTAACCGTCAAGCGTTGTGTATGAGGTGTCGTTTCCTGAAACATATATCTCGTGGCTTATTCCGGTCGAAACTTCAAGCGAAAAAGATACAGGTAACGTTACACCCAAAAGTGAATCGTTTAGCGATACACTTTTGGTTGTTGAGCATATCAAACCAATCTTTGCGTTGGCTGCATCTGTTTTCCAAACATTTAGCGTTACGTTAAGGTAGCACTGCCACGTTGGAACCTCCCCTTCTGCCCACTGTGGAACATTTAAGAATACATTTAAAGTGTTTTTTGCCGTATAACCACCTGGAGTGAGAATGTTTCGCGGCCCCAGTATAGAGGTGTCTCCTATTGTTTGCCCATAAAAGGCTGTAAACCACTTCAAATCTTTCCAAGTGCCGGTTGCTACGGTTATGTCTGTTGGTGTTGGTATCCCGCTGGTAATTGCCTTAGCAGAAACGAGGACTCTGGCAACTCCGTCTCTAAAGAAGTTAATCGCTTGATTCATCCAATCGAGCGCAAATTTTCCTGTAAATGTTACCCCATTATCCGTTATAGATTGCTCCTTTTCAATTCCTTGCGGCGTAATATCGAATCCGCCAACTTCGCCCTTGTCTGCAAAAAACTCCCCTTCTTCGGTTGCCACAAACATGGGAATCGTCTTATTTCCTGAAATACGGTTGATAGCATTTTGCAGCGCACCGCCTGTCCATACGCGGGGAACATTCCCCGAGCCAACACCGCTAATTCCTGCCTTCTCGATCCACGTTCCGGCCTGATTAACGGCTCCTAGCTTAAGAATTGACGTAGCAATAAGCCCTCCGGTTACGTTGGTGTCGTTGGCCATCGCTTCCTTTAGGTAATCAAAAGCATCAGTTACATATGCCTCCGACGAAGTAGTATCGTAAACGGTAGCAAAACAAAGCCACCAATTAACAGAAGCGGTAGGGCCTGTTAAGTAAAAGAAGTTGGTAGTGCTAAATGTGCCGGACGATCCGCATCGAACAAGGAGCAAATACTCTTTAAATTTTCCTTCACCGTTTGTGGTTGTTAGCCGGCGCTGCGTGCCTCCTGTTCCAAATGCATTAGAAGTCCATTCGATGGAATAACCTACTGGTATATACGCGATAATTCGAACAAGAAACACGGCATTTGCCCGGCATTGCGTTGCGAATGTAAACCCGCCAAGTCCGGGTTGAGTGCCGCTCGAACCGCCAACATACGATAATTTTACATCAAATCCATCTGGGTAGTTCGGGCTATCCGATTCGGCTGCATTGCGCGAAACAACCAGTGCAGTCCCACCATTGTTATTATAATAATTTATTCCGTTCCATCCGCTTTTAAAGTTAGGATCGCGGTTAAGCATCTTTCCACTTGACATTGCGCGAGCGATTATAGCGGCATCGTCAGCAGCATTCTTAGCTGTAGTTGCCGTTCCATTAATTGCGTTGCTAATGTTGTTCAGCAGCGCAACCTTAGCGTAGTTGTAGCTGGAAAACATCTGCTCAAGCGTTGCCCTAACCACATCGCTGGTAGCCAACATATCCGAAAGGAAAGGGCCGGTAAACGACAGCAGATCGTAGTAAGTATCTTGATAAGTGTCGCGAAAAACGCCATAGGCATCAGCCTGATCCACTAGGTCGTTAACCTCCGACATTGCTTGATCAACTAGCTGGCTAAGAGATTTTTTTTCGACAGGCGTAATCTTCCCGTCAGCGGCCATGTCAGTAATCTTCTGGGCTGATGCGTTGGCCACGTCCTGTGCTGTAGTAATATCTGCCTGAACATCCTCCGGTGCAGGTGTCCATCCTGTTGCCTTGTTCCCTTCCTCGAGTTTAAGATATCGCAGCGCAACTGAGCCACCATTGCCACTAGGTGAATTATATGCACCTACGATTACATCTCCGCTAAAGTCGGATGGAACGGTGAATGTTACAGAAATGTGTTCCCAAGAACCATTGTTAACACCCGATAGAATGCCGACGGAGAACTGCCAAGTAGCGTTAAAGGCAAAAAGCCCCACATGCGTATCGTTACCAGCCTCAGTTACGCAGGCTTCTGCCGATAATGTAAATGTTTTCCCTGCAACATTCGATAAGGCTGGATTTTTAACCACAAACTCATACACTTGGCTGCTCCCAAGGAACTCACCCTTCGAGTCTCTTATCAGGTTACGCCCCCCTATCTGCAAGTTATTCACCGCCGTATCGTCCGTGGCGGTTACGCTCCAGTCCTCCGCGGCAAAGGCTTGCCCTTCGAGCTTAGGCACATCGCACTTGTAGATGGCTGTTCCTTTTGCCCACAGGTCGCCTGCATCGTAGGGTGCGGTTGGTTGAGCGGTAAACACTCTCCGCTTGCCATCGGCGGTGTCCTGCGCCTTGGAGGCTTCAAGCAACGCCTTAACCGCATCGCTGTCGGCTATCGGAGTCCAGGAGAATACTCCCGAATTATTAACCCACCTCCACGATTTACCTGCATCGGGAGTGGTATCGTTGTCTACAAAAGGTTGCGTGTTGGTAAATGTATCGCCAACATGCCGCTGCTTAATTTCGGTTGTTGTCCACTCGGATGCAGGGGCATTGGCTACAGACGGCGTGTAATTGTAGAACCAGCTGTCAACAACGCCATCTATCTGATCCTGTAAGTCTCCCTTAACGGCATCGACGTATGTTTTTTCTGCAAATACGGAGAGATCGGGTTTGTCGGTTAGGTTGTCGTAGCCACTCGATCCGGCTTTGAACTTAATATTACCACCAATTTCACCGCTGTCGAGATCGAAGTAAGTGACACCGTCGGGAGACTGTATCCTACCTGCGTTTATAAATCTACCATTTATAGCACTAAATCCATACATTAACGCGATAGAGCGAGCGTTATTAGTATTTACCGAGTTGGCTACACCAATAAGAAAATGGTAGTAATTTGGATCGCTTTCTGCTGTTATTTTTGATAAGCTAAACAGTAACGAAGCTCCTGCCCCCACCTTTATGCACTTTGCGTAAATATAGTATGCCGCATCGGTTGATAACACTACGTCGCCATCAGTGATATTCCACGACCTAGGATTATTTGACACATCTAGGATCGCACTGTGGCTTAGAGTTCCACCAACGTAAACGATCCTATTTTTTGCCCCGCCATAGTTCGGATTCAATACCGTGCCGGTAAGGTCAAATTGCATGGATTTCGCCCCAACCGAAAGCATTGATGTTTCAATAGAAAGGGGCTTTATTTTATCTGTGTAAAAGTCTCCTTCTGTATCGAAGATCATGCTCAACACCTCCTGGGCCGAGAGGTAATTTCTTCGCGCACGAGCAGGATCGTTAAGCCCATTGATTCGAATTAGCTTATCAATGCCGCTGATTGAAGAAATTATCCGTGTTATTGTGCTTACCTTTGTTCCTAAGTCCGATATGGTAATATTATAGTCATAGTCGGCCAACAGGTTACGGCTTATTCCTTTAACACGTATCGGTTTGTCTACGTTTAGGTCTATATCCTTTATTGGGATGAAATCACCTGGCCAAATTATATTCGATTCAGCATCCGCTCCAACAATGTTGAGAAGGAAGGAAGAATCTAACTTAAGCCCATACTGAACCAACGGCTGGCTGTATTTATCAAGATACTCTTGCCCTTTTACCTCAAGATCATTCTCAGCCGCATCAATATATGCCTGTGGGAGGTAAATGTCAAGCAATACATACTTATCACCTACGGCAAATTGAAATGCTGAAGAAGTTGGAGATGGGAAAGTATAGCCATTCTCATCTGTAATAGGCTTTACCGTGAACAGTTTTGTTGCATGGTTGTATGAAAGTAGATCGAATTCATAGCCTGCAAGAGCACCGCTATTGAAGTGGACCTTTGCAGAACTACCATTTATCAGGTACTTGGTAGCCTCTCCGTCTTTTTCATTAAGATCAAAGTCCATAGATGAATCGGTGAAGATAAGTTCTGAACTTCCTACCGCACTTATTACACCTATTCTATGAGGATAAACATCATCAAATACCTTGGTTCCCTCCCAAACACCATATGCCGCTATAGAATCGTTGTTCTCTAGGTAGCTTTGAGACTTAGTTTTTTCAGGAAGGCATAGCTTAAATGCTCGATACTTCGATGTATTAATGTTCTTTGAACTTCCGTAAACATTAAGTCTAGTAATAATATTTGACGAGCTTTGCTTCTCTCTTACCAGCTCGTTTAGTCCCTTACCTTTGCCATACTCGAAAGTATAGGTGTGAGTGTTACCGGTGGCTCCTATATTTATCGTTCTTACTCCGCCTACTCCAATCGCTATGCTAAATTCGGTATTGTACTTATCCTCACCACACAAAGACTGAAGCACTGTAAGGCAGTTATCTGCATCTCCGAACGTTTCCGTTCTCGTTTCTGAGCCTAAAGGGTATGTGCCCAAAATCCACTTACCAGGAAACACCCTGTTGGCGTTAGCAATAAGCACATCGAGAAACATCTTAATGTCACCGGTTAGGTTGTCGCCATTGAGGTCTTGAACCTTCCCGCTCGTGGTATCTACGTTAACACTATAAGAAGCTCTTAAAAGGTCATATTGCACCCCTTCAAATTGCAAGTCATAGGAGAAGTTGGCTTCCGATATTTTCTTCTCGTTTGCCGGTGCATTAAGGGTGTAGTCTCTCCCAAAAACAGTAATCTTATCCCCGATTGAAAAGGTCAACTTAGTAGCCGAAGACACAGAAACATCTACCGTGTCTGCACCTAGCTTCTCTACATTCTGAACCGCCTTGGTAATGTTGCTAACATTCTCCTTTGACTGAAGCCTCAAGGTGCTTCCGTCAACGTGGGTAACTATAATTTGCTCCATACTACCGTCCCAGTTGTTGTGAGTGAGGTTATCTCATCAATATTTCCTGTAATTACAGGGTAAAATGTGCCATTTGCGGCATAATCGTGGGTAACTACAAGCGCAGTTCCGCTTACGTCGTAGGTATGCGTGCCGTCTCCCCAGTATATGTTTAGAAGTTTGGCCGATGTAACCGTTATACTTACAGTCTTATTAGCAACGCTCGTTCGGGTGTATTTTAGCACCTTTTTCAACGGCTCCGGCTCATTCAGCTTAAGGGTAAATGTGCCTACCATGTTCGAGCTGCGCCACTCTTTGTTGATGTCGATGCCTTCGGCTGAGTAAACCTCATAAATAATAGGCTCTGAGCCATCAACCACAACCGAAAGCCTTATAGTTCCCGACTTATCAAATAGCGAAATGAACGTATTTGCCTTCGATATGAATTCTACATCGCTGCTTGCAACAATGAAGCAATCAAGTTCAATATCTCTGCTGTCATAATATCGCTTTCTTAAGTCAACAGCCTCTCCGTTGTAGGTTGGCCATTTAACTTTTACAGGCTCCTTTAGTTTTGGCCTACAGAATAGACCTTTGCTTCCTGAGACACGAACACCATACGTTGCTAAATCAACGCCATCTAGGTAGTATGTAACTGTCATTTTTTTCGCTTTCTTTAAAGTAT